TCCATTAAATCATCTATTACATCCCATCCGGTGCTAATAGTGTTTCTAGCTGATTCAGTATATCTAGCAATAACATCTTTTTTATATTCATGACCGATGTCAGTGTCAGCACCAGCTTTCATTGCTGAATCTATTTTACTTTTAATTTCATCATAACTACCCATTTTGAGCAAATTAACCGAATCCATTATTGCTCGCTTAATTTCTTGATTCTTACAAAACTTAAGTATTTCATTTTTAACAAAGTCTAAATCATCTGACTCCATAAATCGAAATACTTCTTTTAATTGTTCTAATATTGCAGTTTTAAGAACATCATTATCTATTTCTGTTACTTTAACTTTTAATACATCTTTTGAAGGTGGAGTTTTATACTCACGGAAATGTTCTAGTAATATATCTAATAACCAACTATTAGCATCAGATTCGAAATACTCTGACTGTATAATATCAGCAATTTGTTGTAAAAATGTTCTATCCACAAACATAGCTGCCAAAACTTTAATTTGAAACGACCATCCATACTCACTTAACTTATCTGTCATAAATTATTATATAAAAAATAAATAATAAATCCAATTTATTTTGTTTTTTGTGCAAATGCACTCAATGATAACCAGGTGTTATTTAACCAGTCTGGCATATTTTTCATTACAGACCACATTTTGTCTTCCATAAATAATCTTCTAAATTCAATCTTATTTAATTCTGATACTGATGATTCCATAATTTTTCTAATATTACTTTTTGTTTGTGCTGGAATATCTAATAGTTTTAGATTCATTAGTTTCCAATTATCTGAAATAATATTTTTGTTATCTATTATTTTATTATATGTTTTTGATTCTGTTACATTATTATAACATGTTTCCCATAAATCATCTAATTCATATTCTTGTTCTTTATCCAAGTTAGGAACATGTTTTAATAAAGTTTTTGGACCAATTCCCATTACTCCAGGAATATTATCTGACTTATCACCTGTAAATGCTCTATATAATACATAGTTTTTAGGATGTACCTGAAACTCATCTAATAATTTTTCTGTATCATATAATTTCTTTTTAATAGGAGACCAAATTTGAATTTTATCATTAATTAATTGATAAAAATCTCTATCAGTTGATACAATTGTCATTTTTTTACTTTTAGCTTCATACATTTCAGTAATATATGCAATTGTGTCATCTGCTTCAATTCCATCCATTGATAAAAATGTAACTGGTAATGCATCTAAATATGAAACTAATCTGCTGAATTGATGTCTCATAGCTTCTTGCTCATGTTCTATACTAGGCATATGATGATCATGTCTTCGCAATCTTGTTTTATTAACACGATTACCTTTATAATCTTTATAAATCTTTTTTCTTCGTTTAGATCCACCAACCCCATCAAATACAATGATACATCTAGAAGGCTTAAAATCTCTAACACATTTTCCAATGCTATATAAAAATCCTGTAATCCCTCCTATATGTTCTCCATCTTCGTTAGTTGAAGGAGTTGCTGAAAATGATCTAATAAAAGTATTGAGTCCATCAAAAATCATAATATGATCATCAGGACTCTGATTAATACTTTCTTTTTCTTTTTGAAGTTGCTTAAATAATTCTTGATATTTATTCATTATCCTTCTTCATTTATAACTTCTTCATCAACTACTACATCGTCAATACCACCATCTATTCCGGCTCTGTATTTAAATATATATGCTTCACAAATTCTATTATACAGTCTATCTTTCATTTCGGAATTTTGTATTACCTTTTCTATGAAATCTTTACTTTGAAATTTGATAGTTTCTAGAACTTCGCCAGTATCTGGATCAACATCATCTAATGAATACCAAGCTCCTGATTGAGAAACTAATTTGAAATTCTTCATGATATTTAACCAACCGCCATAGTTGTCAATTCCACTATCATAATATATTTCATAATCAATTTTTCTGTTAGGAGGCCCCATTCTGTTTTTTACAACATGTACATTAGTTTTATTTCCAACTACTTGATCTGTTCCGTTTACTCTGGCCTTTATCATACCAGTATTTTTTAAACGAAGTCTAACCGATGAATGAAATGGTAAAGCTTTACCACCTGCAGTTGTCCATGGATCTCCAAAAGATACGCCTAATTTAGTTCTTAACTGATTAGTGAAGATTAAACATATTCTTTCTCTAGCTATCCAATTAGTAACTTTTCTCATAGCTTTACTTAATATAATAGATTTGGATGTTGCATATCCATCTTTATCATATTCCATTGCCATTTCTATTTTAGTAGATGCTCCCATTACTGAGTCTACTACTATAGTTACTAACCTATCTTTGTCAGACTTTCTAACATTTTCAACAATTGTTTCAATAGTTTCAAATATTTCTTCAATTGTTTCTAATGGAACATATAACATAGTTTTTAAATCTACGCCAATTGCTGTTAAGAATTCTGCACTACTAGCTGATTCTGTATCAATATATACTGCTAATCCATTTTTCTTTTGCGTCTCTGCTAAGGTATGAGCTGCTAGTAATGATTTACCAGAAGCTTCAAGTCCTGTTATTTCGGTAATTCTACCAACAGGAAAACCTCCATTAGGACGATTTGAAATGGCTAAATCTAACATTGAGCATCCGGTAGATATCCATTCATTAACATTTGTAGGAGCATCATCATCACCATCTAGAAAAAATGCTGACTTGTAATTTTGTCCTTTAAATTGTTTATTAATGCTATCTGCTAGCGCTGATGCTAACGAATCTTCCAGTTCGCTCTTTTTCTTTCCCATATATAACTTTCTTAATTATTGAATAAATCGTCAAATGCTTCTGCTACGTCTGTTTTTTTAGTAACAGTATCATTCGATTTTGTTTCAGTTGCAGGAGTTGCTGCAGCTTTTGGAGTTGACGTATCAGAGTCAGCACTTTCTGGATTCATCCAATCATTTAATGCTTTTTCTAATTCTTCATATGTTGGCTCTGGAAATAGATCTGTTATTTTAGGTTGATCCATTATTGATTTTGCAATTGCTTTATCTTCAGTAGCTGCTGATGTATTAGGTTTAACTCTAATAGCTGTTTTTGGATATTGACCAGGACCTTCTGATGGAGTAAATTCAACGTCAATGTCTCTTCCATTCATTAAGTCGGTAATATCACCATAATCAGGGTCTGCTATAATAGATAATAATTCAGAATAAATTGTTTTTCCGAATCCCCAAAATTTAACACCTTCAGATTCTTTACCTCTTACTATAACAGGAACGTACGTTCTCATTTTTGGTTCAATTTTTCTACCCATTAACCAGTCATCTTTATCACCAGTTTTCTTAAGCTTTTCAGCAAATTCTACTACTGGATCAGCATTACCAAATGTTATTGGAGAGAGCATACTTCTCTTTGCAATATCATAATGGAAATACATTTCTAGGAAAGGGTTTTCTTTTCTGTGAACGTAAGGGACAATTCTTACTCTTTGTTTGCCAGGTTCTGGCTTGAAATAGTTATTTCTTCTGTCGTTAGTTGTTGTTAATTGGTTAAGTTTCGCCTTTATGGCGTTTAAGTCTAAACTCATATTGTATCCTTTAATTGTTTAATTGTTATTATTTGTTTATTTATTAATTATATTATAAGTAATTAATTCGTTAATTCAAAGTTAATTGTGTAATTGTTTATAAATTTGTATGTTTGATATCACCACGTTGAAGTGTCGGTTTATCTGCATCCATATCAATTTTTGGAAGTATGTCACTATTCCATGTTGTTTCTATATCTTTATTCCTAGTAGCATATGTTTCAGATGGAGGAGCATAATAGTAATATCCTCCTTTAGAATTATACGGACTTCGTGTAAACCTCAATTGTTTCATAGATACTAATATTTCTTTACCCAAAGATCTTTGATTTAATATCCCTAGTTTTTTTAATGATGTAAATATACTAGGTATCTTTCCGTCTCCAACATTATCTGCAGTATAATCTTCTACTGACTTTGTTATCCACGCTACATCTGTAATAGTTGTTAATGATGCTAGCGATATATTTAGTAAGGAAGGATTTGAATAATTATCCATTAACCAACTGACTAAAGACTTTCCTAAATTTTTTTCAACTTCTTTTAGTATTTTGGTATCAGTAATTCTTGCTATTTCTTCTTGCATGACATCTTCTTTGTCATTTAAAACTCCTACTGCATCTTGAATTTTATCTGCTATATCAAAACCTAATGATGGTATTGAAAGATCTTCTTGTTCCTGAAGATTTTTAGTACCAATTCTTTTCATTAACTTTTTAAAATTCATTAGTTTTATCGTTCAAGTTCAAAATCATCATCAAACGTATTTCTAGGTTTTTGATATGATTTATCATAATTACCTTTTCGAAGATCTCCCATTAATGAGTTTGGAATGTATAACTTATCGTCTGCTAAAAATTCTCCTGCCAATTTTCCATCAACATAAATTTCCAAGTCTCCGTTTTGGCCAATTTTCCATTCGCCTGTATCGCCTTCTTTTTTCTTGAAATATCCTTTAAGCCAATTTTGTTGATTTGCTGCAGCTTCAGTTATTAAATTAGATTCTTTAAGATTTTTTGTACCAAATCTTTTCATTGATTCTTTTAAATTCATTATTTTTCCATTTTTTCTAATGTGTCAATATTAAAATCTTCCAATTCTCCATGAAATGCCATTGATCCTTCCATACCCCATTCATTACCGCCATCGTCAGCTCCCATTAAGTAGATTGCTTTTTCATATCCATGATCATCTGTTTCTTCATAATCATCAAATTCTATATCAAATGGTGAACTTCCATCTATACTAACTGTTATTGTAAGATTTGTACCACTACCCATTTTTGTATTTTTCAATTCAATTCTTGGCTGATAGTTTTGATTGTCTTTATATTTTAAATCTGTTCGTACATTTCCGTCTTTGTCTTTTAAGACTTCTGTTATACCCATTTTTGCAATTTTAGACTTAATCAGTTGTATGTATTTATCATCGTCTCCAGGGCCTGCAGGAATTGTTCCAGCTAACATTCCTTGTTGTCCGTTAATTTTATACAATCCTTTAAATACAGCATTTGTTCCTATTATTAATGCAACATTATTAGATTTATCACCGATTGTAGCTACAGTTTGACCATTTTCTAATTTTTTAAGTTCAAATCCCATATCAATTAATGGTTGTAATCTATTGAAAGATTGTTCTTGAAGATTTTTTTGATGATTTCTAGTAGCGTCTGCTAATGTGGGTAATGATCCATCTGCATTTCTTTCCCATGCAAATCCTTCTTTTAGTAAATTTTTTAATTTAATCATGATAGTATTTTCTTTATTACATATATAAATATAGTTAAAAATTAATTCTTTTAAAAAATACTAAGTCTATCCTGCGATAACCATTATCATCAGTTAATAAAAAAGAATTTTCAAATGCTTCCCATGGTAAAATCATTGTTTTATCTAGTATACCATTGTTTAAATCTTTGATAACTTCATTTAAAGCATTAACCGTATATAATGTGTTAGTTTCTTTTTTTCTGTGAATTGATATTGTATTTTTTCCACGATATCCGTTATCTGCAGCATTGAATGTGCAATATAAATCATTTCTGTTTTCATAGTTTGCAAATACAAATATTCGGTTTTCTGGAATTTCGAAGTTTTGCTTGATATATTCTGTAACTATGTCTAAATTTGTTTTATGTGCAAATGTGCACAATAGTTGTGTCCTCACTCGTTATCCTAATTTTGATCTAATTGATATGGTTTATTATTAGCACTATGATTTGTTAATCTAAAACGATATTGACCTTGTGAAATTTGATATATTAGAAAATCAGAAGGACTAGATAAATATGGTTTTTGATCTTTAGCTTCTTTTAAATAATATACAACTCCTAATACTCCTTTAAAAAATGTATTTTTAACAGTATTTAATTCTTCTATAAAAATTCGTGGATTCTTAATAAATTCATTAAATTCAATTCGTTTGAACCAAATTTGTATATTTTGATTTACATTATCAATAGCATCGCCAATATTAATATTTGCTGGTTCATCTTCTCCTGATTTTAGTTCAATATTATCAGCGTCTGTATCTGATATCCAATATGCTTTTTCTTTGCCTCCGGTTTTAACAACTAATCTTGTATCTTTTACATCACTATCAAATTTTGTTTGATAAAATAATTGATTTAATTCTTTAAATCCTTCATACCAATTATGAAATAACATTAGTTTCCATTCATTAGCACTTTTAATTTTATTCATATCAGCAAGAGATTCAAATCTAGATTCTAATATGTCAATTAATTTTTTTACTAATGGTTTTGATCTATCATCTACCATTGGTATTAATTCATCTCCAGGATCGCCTATTCTTGAAAATGGAACAATGATATCATTATAAAATTTTATAATTTTTGGAGCAAAATCAAAAGCAAATGCCATTCCTTTTTTTGCTGGTCTAAATGCTTTCTTTTCTAATTCTTTAACTTCCCATTCGCCATTTGACATAACAATATCATGACGTTCAGTACCGCCTGGTGCAGAATCTTTTACTGCTAATAGTGCCATCATTTCTCCTCTTCCCATTCCGGAGGCAGCACCTCCAGGTATAACATTATAAAATTTTCGAAATGGAATATATCCTGTTTGTACAAATGATTCAATTGAATGTATTCTAAAATTTTCTGAAAATTCTCGTTTCTCTGTATCTGATAATCCAGAATATATAGTTATGATTATGTTAATTAAATCATTAGGTATTTTTATATCTAATAGTCTTGATCTTAAATCATCTTCCAATAAAAGTTGTGTATTTTCTAACTCCGGATCTTGTTCATATAATCCTTTTGCCTGACGAATTGTTTGATCAATTTCTTGTTCAGAAAGTATATCAGTTTCTTGTAAAACAGAACGAAGAACTTCATAGTCAGAATCTTTTGTTGGATATCCAGCGTCTAATTGATATGTCCATTCATTAATAATTTTATCTATCATAACTTGATGTCATTCATTTTACTATAAATATTGCCTACTTTACATTTAACAGGGAAATTATTTCTTTCTAATTGTGTTTTAATTTGTGGTAATATTTCTTTAGCTTCATGAATTGGAACATCGAAGAGTACAGAATCATATGTATATAATATTATACATGTTTTATAATTTTTAAGTAGTATTGATAATTCATTTAGTCGACTTGCTGTAAATTCTGTCTCTAATGCTTGAAGATAATAATTAAATAATTTATTTTGATTCATGTTAGACAAATTGTCTGAACTTAAAGATCTTTTTAATATTGGAGTTTGTATATACTTGTTTGATTTCCATTTTGACCATAACGAATATACAAAATTATTTACTTCATTAAAAAATGGAATTTTTAAAAATTCTTTTTCTATATGTCCATATAACAATCTAAATGTTATTTGTTTGCTTTGTTCATATTGTTCTACAGTCAATGAATCGGTTCCAAAATAAAATTTACCAAAATATGTATGTATTGATCCAGCTGGTAATTTATATCCAATTAGTTGTGCAATTAATCTTACATGATATGCATCAAAATCAAATTCCACTAATGCTCCTGCGTCAAACCTACTACAAAAAGCATCTCTTGTTCCATCTTCTTTATTCATAGCTGCATAATTAAATCCACGGAATGCATTAGACGGTCGACCTGTAGTTGTATGATAATGATAATTAGAATAAACTCGTCCATTTGTAATTAACTCTTTCATTTTAAAAGAATTATCAACTTGCATTCCGTTAGATTCAATTTCAGAAAATATTTTTGGATAATATTCATTGAATTGTTTATATGACTTACTTAATTTTGAATTAACAATCATTGGCATTGCATACTTGCGTATTTTTTGACACATTTCTGCATGTTTCATTAATGGAATAATTGTATTAACATGTTGTAAATTAGTATGTCGCCTCCAATAAAAATTATGAGCTGATGTATAATAATGATTTTCATTATATGATTCTCCATATGTATACCACCATAGAGTTTTCACATCATATACATTATTATTTCCGCCCATTTGTAGCCATAACTTTTTGTCATGTACAAATATAGATTCTAAGTTGAGAACACGGTGTAACTGTTCTGAAAATCCGGTTATTTGTTCTGTATGATGTATTGGAATAACGAATTCTAATTCATTACTAGTATATACGTATATACATGAGATTTTATTACATATCGGGTGAAGTTGATGATCTGATAGTATAGGAACTACTAAAACATATTTTTCTTTTTCAATCTCATGTAACAACGAATCTAGTTCTACTACATCGTCAATTATTATCATACATTACTATAATAATAAAATTTTTTGAATTATCCAATTGGATTAATGTCTTTGGGAACTATATATGTAGTGTCAGAAAAATATTCAGATAAATTAGTTAAATAAGTACTAATAGTAGGAATAGTTCGTGCAGCTATATTTATTTGATCTAAGTTTTTATCTGTTACAGATTTTAATGTTACGCCATTTTTTATGATTGTTTCTAAGTTACCGGTAATATACCATCGAATTGATGTAGAAATATATAAGTTTGGATCAAATTTGTTTTCATTTAATTTTTGTTGTTGATCAGTATTAATTTCAATAATATTATTTGTTACAATATTTTGTACAAAATAACGATCAACATATCCATTATTGATATTTGTTTGAGTTATTTTAATTTTAATTGGTTGCAATGATTTATATGTTGTTTCAATATCAAATTTTATTTTTTTATATGATTTATTAGCAGTTGGTGTTTGTTTATATTTAATTAATGATATAGACGAATTAACATTCCATTTTGCATTAGTATATACTTCGCCAGTTGCATATCGATGGTATAATCCTATATAATCTTCATTATCTGTAGTCATCCACTCTTGACCAGTTGTATAAAGATTATTTGTTATTTCATCTTTTGTATATCTTAATTTTTTTCTGCTCATATTTTTGGTCTCATTATACAAGTTATTTTTGTTGTCCACATTCCAGATGTATCTACATTGTGTTGAATATTTGTGATACTAAAAACTGTAGTGTTTCTGTATCTTTTTGGTATTCCTTCAAAATCTAAAACATCTCCGTATCTAAATCCGCTTACTCCATCAATAGTAAATGAAACTTCATATGGAAATTGTGGAGATCCAATTAGCACACTATCCGACATTCTTTCTTTTGGATATTTTATATATTCTTTTAACGCATTATTTAACGCAGTTTGTCTTTCTTGATCTGCAAAATTTTCTGTTAACTTTATTTGTGTTTCTCGTAATGTTTCAACTGCAGCATAATGTTTTTCTGCATAATCTTTCAACATTTTTTTAACTGCTTCAGTTGCTGCATCTGTATTGTCTTGGTACATGAATTGAAGAAATGGTGCTATTTTTGCTTCTGATACATCAGTTCCATCATTTAATACAAATGCCAAGTTTTTTGCAGATCCAGGTAATTTTGCTTTAATTGAAAACTCTCTAACTATAGTTCCATTTGGATGATTTGCAAACATTGGAACTGAAAATGGTTTGACTGCTTTTTGACTTTCTGGAGTTCCTGCAAAATTAGCATCATAAAAACATAAAGAAGATTGACTATCATCATTAGGATGGCATATTAATTTCATGTCAATAGCTCTACCAGTTGAAATTGAAATTTTATCAGAGATTCGTCGTAAAAAATGTTTAATCTGAACTCCTGATTGTATTTCTGCTTTATTATCTGTTACTTCTTCTATAGGATCAATATTAAGTAATACTAATTTTATCATATCTAATGATAATAAAATTCTAGAAGGATGTCCTAATGAATTTTCATAGAATGGTTTTAATCCTTCTGCTGCAGATGGAGATGTTAATAGTTTTGCAAAAACTACATATGCTTCATAATCATATAATTGAGTTGAAGATCCTGGTAGTAATACTGATCTAGGATCTGCAGATTTAATATGTTCATAATAATTACTTTTACAAATAATATCATCGCATGTAATTTTAGCATTCGCAATTGTTTTATTTTTTGATACTATTTTACGATTAATATAATCAATTAAATATCCTAATGATATATATCTAATAAAATCTTTGCCATCTTCATCTTCATTTTGAGCTAATCCGTCTACAAATGCCATATATACATCAGAATTTTCTTTTTCATTTGCATTTTTACCATATGCAAATCCAACTGTTTGAGCTCCTTTTTTATTATTTTCAAAATCACCTAATAATTCAGCATGTTCGTTTAATAAACCTTCATAAAATGTATTACGTTGTTTTTGTTTTTTTTCTTTTGCGTCTGCAGAACCTGATATTACTTTCTTTTTATTTTTATCTCCGCCAGTATATGAAAATCCTAAGGATCCGGTAATAAAATCTTGTTCGTTTATTAGCATACTTAAATCTGTATATACATTGCTAATACCAGTCGTATAAATTGTAGCTGATACAGATGCATCTTGCTCATAACTAAATTCAAATGATGTTATAACTCCTTCAAAATGTGTTTCATTGATTTTATTCAATGTTTCTAATTGCATATTTGGATTTTGTTTTTTTAATTGTGCCAAACTTGGAAGTATATTTTCAGTAGTTAATCGTTGCTTTGTTATTACTGCGGATTCGGGATGTACTATTCGTAATTGAATTAATCGACCTGGTCTAAAATATATTTTTTCTATCTCATCTAGATCAACGTCTGCATTTGGTATTAAAATTTGTATCTCTGCTTTATTTAATGTTCCTTGTGAATTATCTCCAATAGTCATACTACAAGCAGTTATCACCGGAGGTATTCGTTGACTGACATTATTAAACGTTTCAATATCTTTTTTAGCTTCGCCTGATACACTTAATTTTCCGTCTTTTGGTTCTATTTGAAATGACTTTAAGTCTATATCTGTAACAATTTCTCTACTTCTTTTTTTTGGATCTAAATAGCTATTTGGCAAAAATGTTGATTTTACAAATGTTTCAAATGATTTTACTCCATCATCAGATTCTAATGATGTTGTTTTAATTGGTCCAATAAAAGAGCCGTCTTTAATTATTTTACGGTCTTGTCCTTCATATGCAGCTAAGCTTACATTAGCTACTTTGTCTAACATGAAATGTAAACTTCTAGAATTTTGATCTGGATTTGATCGATTAAATCCGGATCTACCACGAGCATTTAATTCAGTTTTTAAATTTTCATCAACATTTGTATAAAATATATCACCTGTCATAATGTTATCTTGAATTATTTAATAATTCTATAGTATCTTGTATTTTTGTAGCTGCAGGTATTCGTAGTCTTGTATTTTCCGGGACATATAATGATCCTTTCCCTAGAGCATTTGCAGTTGCGATTACCCACCATAGACTAACATCATTATAAAATTTATTAGCTAACAAATCTAATCGCTCTGGCGATGTTACTTGTATGTATATATCATCATCTGACAATGGTACTACTGGTAAAATAGTCGTTTCTGCTTTTCTTTTACCTGATGCATCTTTTATTTGTTTTGTTGTTGTATATCTACTCATTTGTTTTCTTTAATTTTTTCAATATCTACATTAAATGTAGGGGCAGAATTAACACTGTCACTTAACCAATTATTATCTCCTAGTTCATCTAACGCATTACCATTATTTAATGAATACATTCTTCCTCCTTTTTCTGGTAAGTAATCTGTAATTACTGTTAATCCCATGGAGACTTGTACTTTGTTTGGTACTTGCATTCTAGTCGGATCTTGCTCGATATTAATATCCCATGTTGTTTCGTTGTCTACTAATGTATAAAATAAACTAGAAATAAATACTGGGGTTTGTTTATATAAATCTCCAATTGTTACACGCATCCATGGGCCTTTCATTGCAATACTATCTTTAGTGTATTCAGGAGCAGTATAACTAGCTAATGCATTTAATTTTCTCCAAATTGGTTTTAATTCATCTCGATCTGTTGCATATATAGTAAAATCTAGGTTCATATCACGACTATATCCGGAATAATGATAATTTGGGTCTGCTCGGCCAATCATCTGTACAGGATTCCATTGTGGATTAAATGTGTCTGTTAAACTAGTTATACTAGCTCGGAATGTCATAATATCATCAACTGAGTTTGTATCTCCAAATTTTATATTAGGACCAGTAAAAAAGAATTTAATATAATCTTGAGTTACTCCAGGATCATTAATTACTGCGCCTAATACATCTCCTACTTTTCCTAGATTTATATTTGGTTTCCATCTATATGTATCTGCAAATGTTCCTTTTTGAAAATCAATAACATTTACTTTGTCTCCTCGGAATTCCAAAGCTTTTTGCAATGGATTTTTTGTAGGAATCCATTTGCCTTTTCCATCATTTGCTGCTTGATCCCATTTTGTTGTTACAGTTGATTTTGCAGTGAAATCATTTCGTAATGCCATTGGAGATCCAAAATTTCCTTCTCCATATAACGTTTCACGATTAAATAATGTATATGCTCCTCCTGGTGCAATACTAGCTGCTGCGTACGCTGCTGCTCTAGCTCGACCTTTTCCTTCAATTGATACTGCTGCAGCTGCTCCGTCTAACCGTTTGCCTACAAAATCAGAAACACTTCCAAAACCTTTTCTTGATCTAAAGTCTTGAGTCATTCCACCTAACTCTGGTAATTTTCCTAAGTTTAAAAATGGCACTGTTGCATATACTGGAGGTAATAATCCTCCTGCAACTGCACCTAGTCCTTGTCCTAGAGTTGGAATACCTAAGTTGCTAGCAAGTCCTGCTCCAGCTGCTGCTCCAATTGATCCTAATGCTGTTGCATCAGTTGCATTTGTGTGATTTGAAACAATTCTATCTAAACTAGAAATTGTATCACTATTTAATGTTTGTCCTATTTGTTGATTTTTGTCTGCGCCAACTAAATCTATAGTATTAGATCGTCCAAAATTAGTTGGAGTTTCTATAGTAGCTTTTCTATATTCTTCTTCACTTAAATCTGATAATCTTTTACTAGTATATGTTATTAACATGATTTCCTTAAGCGTTTATATTATAAGAATTAAAAGCCATTTCTGCTGCTAATTCGTTTGGTGATACATATAAATTAACTCCTTGTAGAGCGTTTGCAACAGCTGCTCCTATTTCTTGTGCTGAAGGGCCTGATGACGATCCTTTGCCTGCTCCCGTTATATCTGCAGTTGCTTGATCTAATGCTCCGGGACTTGTTGATGCTACTATATTAAATTTGTCGTTTGGATTAAATAATATAGCATCATTTACTCGTATTATCGAATCGTTTGAATCTGTTGTTTCTGCAGCCGTTGCATCTGCTACAGGATCTGTTTCTAAAGTGCCGGTTCCTAATTTTTTTGCACTAGTGATGATGCTGTTTGTTATTAGAGCAAGGCTTTTTCCAAGTAGTGGAACTTTGCTTTGAATATCTGCTATTACAGGGCCGATTGTGGTATAAGCAGTTATTGATGGGCCGACTTCATTTTGTATTTTCTCAATAAGTTTTTTTCCAGAATTAACAAAACTTAAAATGTCTCCTTCTACAGCTGGAATTTTAATTTCTTCTCCAGTTTGTGCATCTTTTTCAGTTCTTGCTGGTGTTACAATTCTAGCTTCTTTTAATATTTTTTTTTGTTGCTTTAGAACTTCGGCTGTATTAGTACCAGCTCCTAGTTGTGCTTCAAGTTTTCCAAGTACTTCTACAAGCATTTGGTCAGTTGATCTATTATCAAAGGAGCTTAATAAATCATCTAAATCATTTATGTCTCCTTTAAATCCTTTTTTAAATTTTTCTATGCCTTCTTCTAAATCAGCTCCTTGTAATCCTAATAAACTTTCTGCTCCAAGTTTAGATACTAATTTTCGTTGTTGAACAATTTTTGATAATTGTCCTTCTTCCATTCCTAATGTTTTAGCTAACTGTTGTCGTGCAAATACATTATTTTCTATAGTAGATCCTTGAGTTTCTATGATTTTGGTTAATGCGTCTGCTTGTGCATTTGCATCTCCTTGAATTGCAGCTGTTCTGAATTGTTGTGTTAAGCTTTTGCCATTTTGATCTACTAATCGCTTTCCTGATAACAATTGGTACTCTAATTCATTATTAATAGATGACTCTACATTTAATAATTCATTTCCTGTTTTTGCTATATCAGCAAATGAAACACCTAATGTTCTAGCTTTTAAAACAGCTAATTCTAAATTTCCAGGTATCTTTCCAAATTGCAGTTGCAAGTTTGCAGATAATCCGGATATATCACCAACTATATCTCTAGCATTTATAAGTCCATTTGTTTGAGCTTCTATACCTTTAACTATTTGTAATTGTGATGTTAATACTTCTTCATTTCCTCCGGAGAATAAAGCAAATGAATTAGCTAAATCTCCAGATAAACCTAATTGTTGTTGAAATGCATCTTGTATTTTTAACAAACTATCGCCGGCTTTACCCCCAGAAGTGATTGTGTTTTGGAATCCAGGTATTAATTTATTTAAATCACTTGTATACTTTCTTACAGTTGCTCCAGATCTATTAAATCGAACTGCAATTTTATCAATTTCTTTCCCTAATACAGCAGATTCTTCTGTATTTAGTTTAAATATTTTTTGTATTCTTACATTTCTTTGTTCAAATGCAGTAAGTGATTTTGTATATGAAAGTACAGCTTTTTGATTTTTACGAAGTTGATCAATTTGAGCTTCAAACAAATTGTTTGATTTGGAAATATTATCTTGAAATTTTACAATAAGCTTATTTAACTCGTCATACCCGGGTGCTATATCGCCAACATCTAAGTCAGCAAGTTTAGTATTTAGGTTGTCGCTGCCGGGGTTAAGAGGTACTTGTGCGCTCTGTTTAGGAAGTTGTTTTAACGATTGTATGTAATTATACGGAATATTCATGCAAATATCTTTTTATATAAATATTTACATAGGAGGTTTTGCGATCTTATCTTTTGCTGTTGGCTTCTTTTTTCTTTGTTTTTCTGCAGAGTTTTTCTTTTCATGTATAGAATTCAACTTTTTTATATAAAACTTTCTTAGAAATAATGGCATATAATATATATCACTCCATGTCCATCTGCCTTCACCAGCCCATAAAATATTAAATAATTGATCATGTAAATCAACACGATGTTCTGGCTTAAAACCAAAAAAGGTCTGTTCCAGGTTGAAACCTTGAAATGAAGGTGCCTCCATCTTCACCTTCAAATTCATATTCATAATTTATTCCTGGCGCATTTTCTGAGATATATAATCTAAATTCTTTAGCATCTTTTGCTAAAAATTCATATTTTATAAAATGTTCTATATCTTCTACTTTTCTAGATTTATTAATTTGAGTAATACTTTTTGTTAATACTTCTGATACTGTACCTGTTGTTTCTTTTTTTGTATATTGAAATTTTAGTTTGAAATCTTCATTAATTTGATAATCAAATTCACCGTTTTCATCAGGCTCTAGTTTAAAATCAAACGCATTTAGTTTTGATAAATCAACTTCTCTTTTTAAATTATTATTAGTTTTTGGATCTGTTACCAGTACTGGATATATTTTTCCGTAACTAACTATTCTTGCATGTATAATTAATCCATCTTTGTCGACAGTTGCTATATCATTTATATTGATATCCGATATTATAAGTGCTTCTAACAGCTTATCTAAAACAATTCCTTCTTTTATATATGATGCATTTGTTAGTATATCTTCGTCATAAGCGGTCATATAACGCATTTCAATTTTGCCGGAACTTAATGGATTTGTTTTTGAATATACCTTTCCTCCTGAAGCTAATGTTACTACTTCAGTTGGTAAAGTACTTTTTTTTGTTTTGTCGTAATTTTGAGTTGCTAAGTTTATTAGATTTTCATTTGAATAACGATCTGTTAATTTTGTCATAACTTTCCTTTTTAAAACTTTATTATAAATATTAGTTACTTGAAAAATAGAGAGTAAATATAGTAGCAGTGCCTAATACTGCACCCCACCATGATGAAACTTGATTTTTTTCAGATCTAGATAATTGATAACCTGTTCTTTTTTCTAAACTCCATTTTTTATTAGCCTTAGGTTTTACATATGTAAATACAATTGATGGTACTGCAGTAAATGCTAATGATGAAAATTTTGGATTTCTAGTTAAACCTCTAGTATTGTAATATGTATAAAAATAAGAACTAAAAAATCCTATTGCAAATGGTATTCCTGGAGTATGATCTTGATATCCTTTTGTTCTACCCGTTACATAATCATTCATTTGTATTGTGGAAAATGGTTGTTTATTTTCTTTATATAATATTGATAGTTTGTTGTCTTTTTTATATCCAAATACAACTTCTGTTGGTATATCTTTTATAAAATTATTTTTATTATATAATATAATGTTATTATCAATAAATACTATCTTTCCAGTTAATGGCTCTTCTTCAAATCTAAAAATAGTATCTTGACAGAATATATTGCAAGTTAATAAAGTTAAAAATATAATAAATATACGATTCATATGTTACCTAGGTTTAAATGTAACAATATGATTGGAATGACTTATTTATAATAAATATTTTTAGATCGTAAAAATGGGAGCCTAAACTCCCATTATTTTTATAATTTATTTTAAAATTCTAATACAGCGTAATCATATTTCAATGTTAATTCAATTTGAACTGATTCTTCTGTCGACCAATCCATTGATCCAAAGTTTGAATCTGCAATGAATGCTCCTTTCAACAACCATTCTTCAATAATTTCTCCGGTTGGTGAAAGTGAATTAAATCTAATATCTTTTTTGTATTGAGTACTATATCCATCTCTACCTGTTAAAGATTCGTGATGTAATCTTACCCACTCCATTACCGACTGTGCTCCTGATGGTACAATTGGATCATATAATGTGATCGAAATGTCTTGCCATCTAGTTTTACCTTTTAGCTTTCGCTCAACATTAATATGATCAAGAATAACTTCACCATTAGTTAAAGAAGGTCTAGCTGCAGCTTTTATAATATAAGTAGGAATATCTCCTATATACATAATAAATCTATTGGTATATTTAGGTTCCCAATCAAATGCACTATCAAATAGTTCATTTTGATTAATTCCATCTAATTCTTGCTCTAATGCCATGTTTTATCCTATTTCTTTTATATAAATATTCATTCCTTAACTTTTATTCTGGGAATGAAGCACCAGTTGGTTGAATATTAAAGTCTAATACTATAAATTCTGCCGTTCTAGTTGGTTGTAAAAATATTTGTCCGTATAATATATTTTGATCTATTAAATCTGGTGTATTATTACTTGCATCCATTACAACTCTAAATGCATGAAGTCCTTGTTGTGATCTAACACTTTCTAAATACGGATTTGCTATAGCTAAAAATCTATTTCTAGTTGCGGTTGTATTTTGTTCAAATACTAAAAATTTAGTTGACGAAGCAATAAATTTCTTAACAGTTATCAATAGTCTTCTAACATTAACTCTATCCAATGCAGATGGTCTAGATTGAAGAGTTTTTTGTCCCCATATACAAATTCCTTGATTTGGAAAATTTGCTATTGGATTAACTCTAGATTCATATAACTCATCTCTATTTGATTGAGTCAATTTTTCATATGTATTAATTACAGACGTTAAACTTCCTCTATTTAATCCTGCAGGTGCATACCATGGTGCTGCTACTGTATCGTTAAATGATAATGCTCCAGGTACTACTACAGATGGTGGAACAAACATTGGCTTATTCTTTCCTGGATCAACTATTCTCACCCATGGGAAATATGTTGCAGTGTAATTTGAATCAATTGAATTAACTTGATTAACAACGGTTGAAATTGAATCTGTTACAGCTCCTGCATCCATTATGTAAAATGTGTCTTGTCTATCTTCTGCTAATTGTCTAGCTTCTGCTGTTACACTTGAATGTAATCTGTCTATTAATCCAGGTGTAATTAACATGTTCATATCAAAGAAATCGGTATTTGATAGTGCTGCAAATGCTTTTCTATATGCTAATGTTCCAGTTGAGGTTGAAGTGCTACAATCAAATCCTAATGTATTTGAAGATTTAATATTAGTTCCAATCATTTTAGGTAAATTAGGTTTTGATCCATCAAATCCACCTTGGAATGGTACCATAAATTTTCTAGTATTAATTGATATTTCTGTTGCTAACCTACCGGCGTCTAATGATGTTCCTATGGATCCAGAATAGGCACCAGCTATACTTGGAAAATTAGCTTCAGCTGCTTGTGATACATTTCCTAAGTAAAAATCAGTATTTGAACCTGTATTTGAACCTGAAGTTGGTAATGGTGCTAAATAATTTAAGTTATTTAAATTTGTATAATCAAATCCAAAATAATTTTTTGAACTATATGAACTTCCTATTACTTGAGATGATATATATGATACTGCACCTAGGTTTAAATTACCTGCAGATCCTGATACATCTGGAATTGGAGAATTTGTTGCTCTAAAACCAAATGGTATTAAAGATGCGTCTATCGCTTTTGCTTTAACATTTTCAGTTACTTCGATTCTTATATATTTTGATAAGTTTGGATAATCACCATTATCATATATTTTACCGTCACTATCAATAGTTCTAAATTGATCGCCAATTCTTCTAACTATATAATTAGGAGAATCTGGATCTAAATTAAGATTGGTAAATTGTTCTACTATGTCTGGTGATTTGTCTGTGTCATCAGAATCAAAAGGGGAAGTAGGTAAATGTTGATTATTTACTCTTCTTACTTCTAATGTAAATGTTCCATATCCATTTGGATCTGATACTTCTGATGAAACTTTAATATCTCTTACTCCAACTTTAACATCAAAATTTTCTACGTTACCATGAGATAATGTATGAAATTTAAATAAGTCTATAGAAGACCCACCTGTTATTTGTTGTGATGTTATATACGGAGTAGATGCTGCTTGAAAATCTTGAAGAAATTGATACTTATCTACAATTGCTAAACTCATTGATATTTCACTACTTTGATTAAATAATGAAAATGCATTTTTGTTTTCGTATTGCACATAAACTGGATAATTTACTGATTTAGGATTATTTCCAAATATCTTTGTGATATAACTATTAGATGTTGAATCTAATGATGCAGAAATAAAGTCAGTAGTTAAATATGCCGAATATCCTGGTATTGATGAATCCGTCGCAAATGCTCCAGAAACTTTTAGTTTAAAAGATCCAGAATTTAAATTTTCAAATAATGACTCTTCAAATACATTTGAATCACCTGTAGTTGATACTGGTTGTGTTGGATGTAATAAATGAGTCACTTCTGAAACAGATCCTGATTCAGCTACAATAGCTAATACGCCATTTTGTAAATTATATCCATTTTCATACAATAATCTTGTTACTGTAATGGTACCTGCATTTTTTAAATATTCTTGTACTGTAAATGGTACATATGATTCATCGGTATATCCTCCAAATATTTCTTGGAATTCAGAAAATGATCCTATCTTTGTAGGAACTTGAGCTGGACCTTTTAATGTTGATCCTACTATTGATGCTCCAATTTCACTAACTCCTCGTTGTAAAAATGATTGATCTTTTTCTATTGTAAATACACCTGGCGATACTATTCTTTCGGCCATTAGTTGTCTCCTCTAATTATGTTTATTATAAATATGATTCATTAACGGAAAAACCTATGAAATTGAAGTGAATGTTCCGTCTTCAATATTTATTTGTCCGTCTCCATACTTTTCTTTAAGTGAATCCATTAATTTGATTTCAGATTCTCTTAATTCATTTAATGAAGAAAACATTTTTTCTTTTTGTAATTTAAGTTGTTCTAATTGTTGATTAATTGCATATTCATCAGTTGTTATTAAACCTAATGCATTTGTGTTTTCAGCATATTTTTGTCTTAATTCTACTATTGAATCAATATCTACTTGCTCTAGTTTTTTTGTTGTTTCTTTTTTTGCCATAATATAACTTTATTTTTATTTGTTTGTATTTATTTGTAAACTATAATAATTTATTATAATAAATTTTTTTATGAAATCCTAATTTTTACAAAACTTGCACTTCTATATAATCCGCCCAATGCAACGCCTCCAGCAGCTGCTGCACTATCATCTGCAAAATTTAAACTTTCTGAAACTGAGGTTAATACGATACCTGTATGTGATCCTGAAAATGATCCACTAAATACTCCATTGCCAGATAAAGCTAAACTAGCTGTGTTAGCTAATGTTGCAATTGATGATGAATCATTGAATAAAGAATGAGATGCAGTTACTGCATTTAATATACCTGTTATTGCAGATCCATCTCCTGACATTGAAACAGCTGATAGTGTACTATCAAATTTTGCTGATCCAGTTACAACTAAAGATCCTGATATTGTTATATCATATGCTTCTTGTTTTGATAATGCATCAGTTATTTGTGATATATGAGCTGGAAGTATTCTACTTCCATTAGATATTCCGGTGCTTGATAATGTATTTGCCATTGTAGTTTCTTTGGTTTATTATAAATATAACCTAAACTCCAAATCTACCTTTTAAAGCATTGTAGTTGTGTAGGACTTCATTTGCTGATAATACTCGGTTGTAGATATGAATTGGTCCTATGTCCCCACTTAAAGCATATGAAAATATTCGCCAATTTCCTATATAAAGTTCATCTCCTAGATCTACACCAAACTCAGAATTAGTTTGAGATGAAGGATTAATACCATTAAGGTATAATGTTCCTGTAGTACCTGTTCTTGTGCATGTTGCTTGATACCAGGTATCTGTACTATAAGTAGTACCATAAGTTAGTTCAACACTTCCTCCTCCTCCTTGTCTAGCTTGAAATTGAATTTGATTGTTTAATCGAACTCTTAAATTTGCATAATTAGAATTACCGCCTGCATCGACCATTACCCAAACAAAACCACTCCCAGCTGGCACCTCTTCTACTCTAAACCAACTACAAACTGTAAAATCTCCGGTTCCTAATGATGTCCAGCTGGATGGAGTATTAATATAATCATCATTTCCATCAAAGTGCATAATTCCACTATTACTGTCCGAAAATGTTGGGCCATTGGTTAAGGTACTAGTACTGTTGTTTATTGTATTAGTAACAATAGTACCAGTTTTAGGATAACTTGCTCTATTAGCTGGATCCATGTTGAATACTAGCCCATTCTCAATGATATCCGTTTTAATTTCTCCTAATCTCATACTCCAAATCTACTTCTTAATGCGTTGTAATTGTGTGTTCTTTCATTATCACTTAATGCTCTTGTATACATTTGAAAACAGCCAATTTGACCATCTAAAGCTAGCGTTGAATGCGAAGAATTGTTTCCTAGATATATTGTAGTATCTGCAAAATTAAATGAAGATGGAAATATTACGCCTGATTGTCCTGCTGTCATCCCGGAGTAAGCTACGTTATTTAAATATTGAGTAGTAGCATTTTCATCACCTGAATGAAATACAATTGTATAACTAAGCCATTCATTTTGTTGACCTGAAAAGCTAATATTTCTATATTTATATCCATTATTGTCTCGATAATATGATTGTAAATTATTTGAATAAATTACTGCAGAAATTGATCTTCCTCCTGTATAGCTTTGATTAGTCGACATACCAAATATTCTTTGTTCTACATTAGAT